ACCCCATTTATAAAGACAGTCTTCAAAAGGTAATTTATCTTCTTGACAAAACCCCACTAATTGATAAGTTCTTGTTGAAAGGGTTTTAAAATTACCGCCTTTTAACACTCCATCTATACTATATTCTAATAAAGGTAAACTTTTTTGCCTGTGATGAAACTTGACTTTAATTGGATATTCATAGCAGTCTTCTTTTCTCTCTACAACTTTCCCCCAACCATAGGTAGTATCATATACCTCTTGATTTAATTTAAATTTTTGCGTTTTCATAGCTCTAAAATTTTAATCTGTTTTTCTGTTAGTGGTTCAAAGTTTGTATAATATCCTCCCGTTTCTTCACATGCGAAAGGGAAATTTTCTATATCATTTTCGTTATAATCACTCAAATGACCTATAACTGTATTTTGTATTCCAACATCTTTAATCACAGCCCAAAACTTGCCCCACTTTCCTAAATACTCTTCATAGTTTATAGGCTTTTCTTGGCTAAATCCTTGCAGAGTATACTCCGTGAAAGAAAGTGTTTTTGTCGCTAAATACTTTGTAAAGTGTTCAAGTTCTTCGCTGGAATCAAACCTTACAACGCAGACAGTGTAATTGTCATCTACTTCTTCCCAATTATCGCTGTATGTGTGCACAATCTCTCCCCAGCCTTTGAGATAGTGAAAAACTCTATCTCCTTTTTCAAATGTTTGTTTTTTCATTTCTATAAATTTCAATTAACCTTTTTAATAATTCTATTTTTGCTTCTTCATAAGTATTACTGCTAAACATTGTAACTATATCTGTGTCTGCATTTCTAATTTCACAAGAAAAGAAAATGTCATTTTCAATAAAATCCTTTGTAAGAATAATACTATGGAATAAACCTTTTTTCCTGAACCAAGCAAATACTTGCTCGTAGGTTGGAATTGGATAACTATCAGTCACTTTTTTATCCCCATATATTACACCATTAAGATGCGCTTCATGGTCATTACATTTAATTAGGAATTTGCCAAATGACAAAGGTATTTCTCCAATGACCTCTTCGTTAAAAGAAAAGAAACATGGTTTATCAAAACCTATCTCATTAAGTTCCTTCGCTATTTCTACAGGAACTAAAAATTCTTCGTGTTTTGTCATAATAATGGTTTTGCTGTTTCTATTAAATCTCTAAAATTTTCTAAAAATTCATCTCTAAGTTCTTCTGTTTTGAAAGCCAATACTTTATATCTACACTCATAGACTCTTTTAACTATATTGTCCCAAAAGATTTCTATAACATACTTTAGTTCTGTATCATTCTTCCAATCAGGTTTCCAACCGTCGTTATATCTGTCTCTTAACTGACATAATTGAGAAAGCGCTAAACATGCTTCTGCTTCTGCTCTTGTGGGGAAAACATTTTTAGTCTCCTCTTTAGCAAAACAACCCTTGAATACCTCTACTTTACTGTTACTATCTACATAACAACCGCTAACTCCCATTAAATCTTCCCATTTTTTAGGTAACTCTCTTTCCACTTTCTTAAAAATTATCTTTTCAAAAGTTGAATTTTCTCTGTCAATTTCGTAGCCCTCTGGCACCTGAATTTTAAATTCTTTCGTTTCCATCTTATTTATCTTTAATGTTACTATTTAGTAAGTTACTTATTTGGAAGTCTTATTCTATCCATTCTATCTGATAACCAAAACAATCTGTTCCTTCGTGATAGTTGATTTGTTCAGACAACCAATCCCATACTTCCTCAAACCCAATGTTTGGTTTGTCGTTACTTAAAGTTTTTCCGTTGTTAAATAATTCCAATAATTGCTCTTTTATCGACTCTGTCACCTCTACATTTTCAAAATTCAAAGTGAAACTCATTTGTACAGATAAGTTTTTAATAGTTTCCATTTGTTTACTTCTTGTATTTTAAATTCCTGATAAATTCTTCCAGCATATCAAATTGCTTAGCATTGAGCTGAGGCATAATTTTCACGATGTTTTCCATCTTCTTCTCCCATACCTGCCTTACTAAATCATCTTCTTCGTTTTTCACAGCACTTTCATACATGCTGTTATTCATGAATATAACCGCCTTTCTTAAGTCCTCAACAAAAGGATATCCATTTAGCATCTTCATTTCTTCCAGTGCATCTACCAACTCAATCTGTAGGGCTACCGTGCAGTAGAACTGCGACATGATGGATTTTAATTTTACATGCTCCTCAATGGTAAGGCTTTCAATTCTTCTTGTTCTTACTTTCTTTTCGTATTTGGCTTCTTTTTTCAAGAGTTTTTTATGGTATTCCGTAAGGTGTTGTCCTGCTGTATTCATGCTATTCTATTGTTTTTTAGTGTGTGTTCTTTACTTGGTTTATTTACTTTTATCTCCCTTTTGAATTGCTTGTAAAAGGGTCTTTCGCTTTGCAACTGCACAGGAACAGCACCAGCGCTATAAGTTTTATTGTTTTCATACCTTTCTAATTTTTCGGTTAATTCCTCTATTCGGTCTTCCAGCATCTTAATATCGCTGCTCCATGCTATAATCACAATGGCGATTGATAAGATTAGAATTAAAACTATTACTATCATTTCTTGTGTTTCTTTCTTTTTTTATAATTGCTTGTTATTTCATTGAAAATCTCCTCATTCCATTCGTAAGCTTTTGCAGAGCCCAAGATAACCTCCTTTACTCGGCTTCGGTATTCCTTATCCAGCCTTGTGAAATAAGAGCCTGTTTTCTCCAAGAATTTCTGTCGCAAATCCTTCACTTTAAGGTATCCCTCTGGAACATGGATTTCATTCCCTTTGGGTGTGTGGAAGCTGTAATCTTTCGGCTTGTATTCTGATTTATCAAATTGTTCCTTTTGCTCCTTAATGACCTTCTTCTCTCGTTCCCAAGATGGCGAATATCCCATCGGAACGACTTTTACCTTTCGGTTTAATTCTTTGGCTTTTTCAAGTGTTTTTTTAGCCTTTGTTAATTCCCCTGTATTAGGTTTCACTATATCCGTATTCATCTTGATTTTGTTTGTTTTTATATCTTTTTCTTTGTTCTTTTCTCTGCTCCTCATAGGCTTTTATAAGGGCATTTATATCTTTGCTTTTAGCGACCCTTTCAATTACTTTCATTGGGTCTTTTTTGAGTTCTTCCAGTGTCATAGTTTCTGTTTTTTAGAATGGAAAGCCGTCATCATCTTCTTGGAAGATTTCAGGCGTGGCTTCCATTTTTGGCATTGTGTATTCCTTTGGTTCTTCTTTGGTTATCCAATTGGAATTGTCCCAAATCCTCTCTGCGCCATCGTTGAGGTCGGTCAGATACCTGCCGTTGTTGATGTTATACCAAAAATCCCATTGCCCTGTATCTCCCAGCGTTTTGTTTATCTTGGTCTTACTTACCAGCACTGTTCCGTGTGAGAGAAATTTGCCGTCATCATCTTGGTTTCTTCGGATTGACATACAATAGTCAGGCATGTTCCAAAAGTCGGCAGAGCCTGAAATATCGTAAGGCGTTGGCATCTTGAATTTCCCATCGTTTCCCTTTGGCAGTTTCGTAGGGTGCGCCACCAAGAACAAGAGGCTGTCGGTTTTCTTGGTAAAAGAAATCATCTTCCCAAGCGCCTTTTTGATATACAGCCTTTCGTTATCGCTGTGGTTTGCTCCCTGTTCTATCCTGTTGAAAGGGTCTATCAGGAACGCCTTACACCCTTTGGCTTTGGCTAAATATTCAAACCTTGCTAAAATGTCATCTATGGTCATGTCCTCGTGAGGCGCTACCCAAAAAACATTTTTGTTGAGGTATTCTTCGCCTATTTCCTTTTCTGTTTCGGAAATCACCCCCTTTTTGTATTCTTTACCGATGAACTTTGAGAAAACTCTCGCAAAGTGCGATGGCAAAGGCATACTTTCAGGCGTGTAGTAACCAATTCCCCAATGATACAGCGCATTCAGTTTTGAGTAGATAAAATCCATAAACTCGGATTTTCCGCTCCCTGGTGTTCCAGTCACTACGCCAAACCTCCCTGTCTGCCATCTTATCCTCTCATCAAGTCCCTCTACGCCAATTCTCAAACCTTGCGGCAGTCCGTTTTCAAAGTAAGCATCCAAATCAGCTTGGAAATCTTCCACCGCATAGACATTGCTTAACTTTAAAAATTTGGCGCTTTTTATCGCTTTACAGACACTTTCTACTCCCTCTGCGACTAACAATTCATTTGCGTCTTTAAACTGCTTAAATGATACGCTTTTGCATTTTTCTATTCCAAGTCTGCGCGTAAGGTCGTTTTTGAGTTCCAAGCCTTTCATATCGTTGTCGGTCGCCAAAATGAAAGTTTCTACTTGGTTGAGGTCTTCAAGGCTGTTGTCAAAGTATTCCATTCGCCCAGTAGACGCTCCATTCGGCACGCTGATAACATTTTCAAATCCTGCTTGGATTAGTGAAAGCGCATCCATTTCGCCCTCTACGATGATGATTTCCTTGTAGACTTTCAGCGCATCGTAATTGAACCAAATCAATTCAGCACCTGAATGCAGTTTGA